CAGCAATATTAGCTGGTATCCTTATTTCGTCATTGCCTGCTATAGGCTCATAACGTAATTCTTTTCGTGCTTCGTTAGCAGTAATAATTCCTGCATTAACTAGTGTTGAGTGGTATGCGGCAAGCTCTTTTAATTCTGGCTGTAATGCGCCAACAGAGCTTGTAATTGCTTCTATGTCGTAACCGTAATATCTTTCTAAAGAAGAAGTAAATCTTCTAACAATAGGCATTACTGTTTCTAAGTAAAATAGTCGTAAATTTGGGCTGATATTGGCGTTATTTCCACCTTCCATTAAGATCGGCGGAACTCCAATTGCTTGCATAATCATGGCTGAATGAGTCTTGATTGAAAGATCAAAATCCATTTCCTTGAAACTTGTTTGTGATACTGAATGGGGTTTTAAACCTGAGTCTAAGATTACGGGCTTTTTACCACCGGATTTAGCACTGTATCGTTGCAACCAGTTTTGAATAGTTTTATCTTTAGCAACTTGTGATAGTGTATTATCACTAGTTAAGATTAATCCAAAAACTGCTCCATTATCAAAGAAATGATCTTGGAAATCTTTCATTGAATATAGCAGATTGATTGACTGGTCTGCTGCTTCAACTCTAGAACTACCGCGATAGATACTTCTAGAATTAATATCTTTGAAGTGGAACACTTCTGATTCTTTGAACTCTACTAATCCGTTGTACAAGTAACCCTGAACAAACGTTTTTGTATCAGGTAAAATTTGTACGTCTTTGGCTGGTAAGTGATACATAAATACACCATCAAAGTGTACAAACACATTACCATCCAAGATTAAGTCTTGGAAAATCGCCATTCTGAAATCTTGGGCTGACTGATAAGGATTAGGCCTAAAGTTCAGCAGTGTAGATAGTTGTTTCTGACGAATGCCAGTAACAATACCTTCGTGTATTTTGTCTTTAACGTCGTAGTCTAGGCTGGCGCAAGCTGAGACTACCATGTTAACTGATCTATTTACAGCTTCTAGTTTCTGAAACGCTTGTAAATAACCAATTTTTGCGGTAGTACCTATTCGGCTACCTTCGCTTTGTGCGATTCTTGATTGTGCTGGGTTCAGCTTTGTGCGAAACCAATCACCTGTACGTGTAATCCATGACATAACTTTTCCCTTTAGATAAACTCAGAGAAAAAACTACCTGAACTTGTTGTGGGTACAACGGTTCCACCTGTCAAGAATTTTTCACGCTGTATCCCGATCCAACGGGCCTGTTTCGGTTCCGATCCAGGTTGTGGAGCCTTACCATAAACACTATGCAACGCTACATGATGACGATTACAAAGGGTGTAAACTTCTTCATACAACTCAACATGATGCTCGCTGATAAACTCGTCTCTTACGGCTAAAATACCATCATCAGTAGAAATGTCATAGCCTTTTTGTTCAGCCCATGTTTCTAAGAGTATTGTTACTGAGTGTAAATGATGAAGCTCTAAGTCTGCTGCGGTTTCGCAGATGTGACAGCTAGTCTTCTTTTCGTAAGCTGCTTTAGCACGGTCTCTGACCCACTTAACAGGAATACGTTTATTTGTGTTCTTAGCCATTTATTTTAGTGTGCTGCGTAACATCCATGAATGCTTGCGGTGAGCATCTTGACGGTCTGCTAAAAAGTTTGATAGACCGTGATCGTGTTGCGCTTCTGCCATCATAAACACTTCATGAAACATTTCTGCCATTAAGTCTGAGTCAGCCAATAATTCTTGTGTCATCTGCATACCGTTGGGTACTAGCTCTTGACATTCAACTTCTGAAAGCTCATCTAGTGTTTCAAAAGCCGCTGGCGTATAAATTCGGGCAGCACGTAGTTCCTCGGCAAAGGCATCAATTGACCCATAAACTTCTTGGTAAATATTACCAAACAATTCGTGATATTGTGGGAATAGTGACCCTTCTACATTCCAGTGGAAGTTGGCAGCCTTTAAGAAAAAACTGAATTCGCTAGCAAACGCTACGCGTAATGCCTGTAAGTATTGTTCTTTGTCCATAATTTTTCCTGTTAGCCGTAAAATTTCTTTAAACCAGCCAGTACATTTCCTAGTATTATACTGGATAAGCACATAAAAGTCAATGAGGATTTTTTATGACCCAGTTTTGCTGTAGTTGCGTTTTATAGCGCAGTTAGTTTTTCTGTTATAGCACTCAGCAGATTAGGGTCTCCGGGATTGCTATATGCCTCCTCAAACTGCAGCTCATAAGTACCCAATATTTGTTTAATACCAGGGCTTACTTCCTGCATAACGGATACATTTACTACTGTTATTGCTGGTAGTCCTCCGATTGAAGTACTGTTAATTCTAATTTGTTTATTTGTTAAATCCATATATTACCTATAGCTTAAAATGACTGCTTTCCAGTCAAAACTTATTGTTGCTGTTGTTAAGGGATTTTCTTCAAAATACCCTGGACCGCCTGATTTTGCGTAACTTACTGTTACAAATTCTACGTAGGGCACAAATCCTGTACTATTCCACCCTTCTCCTGGATTAATCATTCCAGATAGTACGTCGTATTCTGTTACAGCAGCACTTGTTGTGCTGTAAGCAACATTTAAAAGTAGAGGGAAATTTAATTGAATAGTAGAATTTAAAAAAGTATTCATTAAGTTACCTGTTCCACCAGTAACTTTAATATACATTAAAGAAAAGTCTTTTTGCGGGTTTAATAGTACATTGGGTATTGCTTGAAGTACTTGAGCTGAATTAGAACCCCCAAGGGTTGTGCTACCTGTAACCGTAGCTTTTCTGTAAACAAGTTTGTCATTACTATTAAACTGCTCTACACCACTTGCATTGTTAACTACTATATTTGTACCACTAATTTTTAAACTCATGCTGTAACCCCTAAAGGTAGAGTTGCAGTGTCTGAGTAAAATCTGGCCCTGATTGGGTAAACAGTATCATCTACACCACCTAAATATTTAATACTTCCTGCTGGCATACCAAATCCATTATAATACCCGTCTGTTACTCCACTAACGCTTTGCCAATACATGCGCAGACCTTGACTTACATAGTCATATTGACCAGTAGAATAATTATAATCGTAATTATAGTTATACTCTAAGTCAACTACATCTCCTGCTTCAACTGGTATATATAATGTGGTTGCGGTGGAAGGGTCGATGTTATTGTCGCCGCTCTTTGCCGAAGTCTGAAGTATTCTGCCTACTACATCGCCTCTAAAGAATGTTTGATATTGACTAGCACCTACTACTCGTACGTAATACCAATCATATAAATATGCGTATAATGCGCTCCAGTAGCTTGCTCCATATTCTGGATAGTACCTACTCTGATACTGGCCATTTACTAATATATACCCTATTAATCCTGGCCAAGCAAGTAGTACATTTTGGGTTCCACTGTTTAAGTTAGTAGTAGAATATCTAGTTATTCTACCGTTACTGCCAGACTGGCTAGCAATTCCCCATCTATAGATTGCTTGGGGTGTAATAACAAAAGTTCCTTTAGCTGGCGCAGTACCAATTCTATCCCATGGTTTATAGTTTGTACCTGTACTTAAAGTAGTGTCAAGTATTCCTGGGTCATAAGTAGTATGTCCACCATCTTGACTAGTAGTAATTGAACTCTTATAAGGTACGGGGATTTTGTTTTCTTGCGTTAAAGATAATGTACCTGGACTAGTATTTTTAATATAGCGAAAATCAGTAGAAAATGTAGGATTGCCTCCAGCATCTCGTAGTGTCATTACTTGTGGTGTTATGCTTACTCTTTCAACCATGGTTATTCCGATACATAAACTTTAATAGATTTTGTTATTTCAGGTAAATCGCTACCGTATAGTTGACTTATGGCGGTTAAGTATACGTTATTTACTCCACTAACTGTAATCACTCTGGGATATACGTACCTAACACTGTTGCCTATGCGTTGTACAATATAACTGCATGCTTGTACAGCTCCATCAATCTCCAGCATAATAATTGGATCAGCAACAGTGGTAGTTCCTAAAAAATGATTACTAATATACCCCGATACAACGTCATAGGCCATGCTTGCCCCCAGTTAGCTTTTCAATAGTTTTAAGGTGTTGTTTTTTGGTTATAAATACACCTACTATAGTCATAGCTACAACCCATAATGCTACACTGGGTAAGCTTAACCAAGAGAATGATTTATTTTGTAAGATGGCAGTAGCATTATTAAATGACCAGGCCAAATATTTGGCCAACCAAGTATTGGGTTGTTTTAAGTACGGCAATACAAAACGTTCAGCAACTACAGGATATCCGTAGTGTAAACAACGACCTAAAAACGTTTTGTCAAGTTTTTTACGGCTCCACGAAGTTAATCTATTATAGTCACGTCTAGTCCATTGTCCTTGGTGTGTTAGTTCTGTGGCAACTACACAAAGACCAGTTGCTCCGCCAGACTTACCGCCGCCACCAGCAGGAGGCTCATAAGTGCTTTTTGCAATTGCTGGTAAGGTAACGTTAACAGGGCCAAAAGTTTGTTTTAAGCGTAAGTAAGGTAAGCTGCTGTGTAAGTGTACATCATCAATATTTGCAGTAGGATTAGCGTGTGCATTAGTAGAATTTGCGTAGTTTGTAATGCTTAAAACGCCATTACCATCTATATAAAGTCTTTTAGTTGGCATATCTATATATTCCTTGTATCTTGCTCATATCTATGATGTCTATGCAACTAAACTTGTCTAATACTTGATATAAGATCTTGCCCTCTTCCACAATAACTCCACACTGCGCGTACCCATCATACATAACAACGTCGCCTACTTGTAAGTTAGTAACAAGTTGAAAGCCAAAATCAATAATCTTTTCCACAAAGCCTGTCATGTATAAATTTCTATACTCGACCCTATTAACGGCTTTTACAGCTGCTAAGCTATTTAAATTAAAATGGTTATCTACCCATTCTGCCACTAGGGTAATGCAGTCTTGTTTACGATACTCGTAACGTCTAGCACGATAATCTGTGCGCGGGCATATGGGTGCTACCAAACCAGTCCAGGTATCAACATATAGTGCGTATTGTTGGGGACTTGTGCTTACAGTTAAAAAGCCAGTTTCGGACAGCACTAAGTTGCCTGCTACAATGTCAACTTTAGCACCTACATGCTGAATCCAGTATGCAGGGTCTAAGTTAAGTGGTGTAGCCACAATCACAGATTCTGCGTCTGGTATATAATCACTATCTGCCGTATCGCCTGTAATTTCACTGACTACAGGCGTAGTTTGAAAGTTTTGGGCCTCCTGTGGTCTAAAACTAGGTGGTACATTAATAGGTCTATTAGGTATCATAGTGTATAAGTATAAAGTGCATATCGTAAGGCATCAGCCATGTGAGAGTACTTATCGTGCTTAGGACGCTCGCGTTGCAAGCCTTCTTTATCATCCCAGCGGTATTGATCTAACATAGCTAGCACATGCTGGCAGTGTGGGGCCACTTTAAGGCGATTTTGTTGTACTAAGGTTTGTACATAAGCAATTCCGGGGAGCACGTCTTTTTTAGCCTTGGTGGTTGCCAAGTTGTAAAGGTAAGCTAAGTCTGACGCAAACTGTGCAGCTGCTGAGTCAATAAAAATGGTTTCTATACCCCACTTCACACATAACAGCTGAAACTGCTCTGCATGCTCACGTGTGGTTTTTTCCGCTTTTAAGTATTCGTCTACTACCCAAAAACAATCGGTTTTATGATCGTATACCACAGCCACAAACGCAGTTTCGTCGCGATAGCCAGGGTCACAGCCAGCAATGGCTTCGCCCATCAAGTCGGTTGCGGGTGTTTCTACATCTTGGGCACTATAGTTATAGATTTGACCTGCATACGTGGTAAAGCTGGCCATGTACTCTTGCTCAAACTCTGCCTTGCTCATGCTTCGGCGGGCTTCGTCAACATCTGATTCTGCCATGCGGGTATTTTCTGTATAGTCAGCTTGTAGCGAAACCCATTCTGGAAAGTTGGGATCAAATCCGCGATTGTAAAACTGTGAGAACCAGTTGTTGCGACCACGTGGAGTTGAGATGAAAAGGGCCTTAGCACCTGGTCGGTCTAGGGTTGGGCGAAGTGCAACGTTAAAGGCAGCTTCACCACCTTCACCCAATGCAGCTTCATCAAAGATAATTAAGTCGTAGCTGCGACCCACAGTTGAGTCCACAGTCGAAAGTGAGCCCATGCGAATGGTGCTGCCATTCTCAAGTTCAATGATCTTGTCTTTTAAGTTGTCTCGTGAAACTTCTAGGTCAAAGTGTTTGATTAGGCGGCGCTGCAGCTCAAATGAGATTGAGCTGAGATTATAGTTAGGCGATATAATTAAGACATTAGACCCAGGCACTAAGGTTACTAATTGCCCAATAATGTTGGCGATATAAGTTTTGCCTAGTCGGCGAGCTAGGGCTGCGCAGATAAAACGGTATTGTGGATCGTTGACTGCGTTGATTAATGCAATTTGGGGTCGGTTGATAGTATCGTAGATATCTAATAACTTTAGGTAGTTGGTAATAGGCAGCTTGATAAAGCGTGTGGTAGCGGGAAAGTCAACTATTACGTCACAATTGACGTCTGGTCGGGAAATTATTAAGCTCATTATACTCGAAAACTTTCTCCGCAACCACAGCGGTCACGTTCATTTGGGTTTTGGAAATCAAAACCTGTATTAAGTCCTGCGCGAACCCAATCCATTGTTAAACCTTTTAGGTAAGGCTCGTCCTTTAAACTAACTAGCACACAAAAGTCTGTTAGGCTATAATTCACAGTATTTTCTGTATAGTCCATACTATCTACATATTCCAGTACATAAGCTAACCCACTACACCCAGTAGTTTTGACACCAATCTTAATACCGATACCATGACCACGTTTAGCTAATACTTCTGCAATTTGTTTGTGAGCCGCAGCGGTTATGGTAATCATTTAGCTCCAATACTTTGAAGAGTCTAGGTTATCCCAGTAGGCTTTGTTATTTCTGTTTAAAAAGTTTACAACTAAATACTTGGTCATGCCAAAATAACCCATCTTGCGAAACCTACGCGAGTCTTGTCCAAAGTAGTGTTTAAGTAACCGGAACTTGCGAGTGCTATACTTGCGCGATAAAAAGTAATCTTCGGATGTAGCGAACTGTTCTGGAAAACCACCTAGTTCCTGAAATCTATCACGACGTGTTAGCATAAACGCACCTACTGCAAAAGGCGCAAAGTACTTTAGGATATTATTTACACAATTAAATATTGTGAAACCAATTTGTGCTCGTCGGTCGCCGTCATAGCAGCGGACATTTAAACCCACTAAATCTAAGTTCTTGTTTTCTAGGGTGCGGACAGCATCCCAAATAACACCAGTGTTAAAAAATCTTACGTCTGCGTCAATAAATAAGATATAAGGTGTAGTGACTAATGCAGCACCACGATTCTTTGCGACTGATACAGGTCCGCCTTCAATAACTTCAACATTTAAACCATACCTGTTAGCCGCAATAACTGCTCTGGTAGTATCAGTGCTACAATCTGCAATAATAATCCTAGTATTGCCAACGTCTTGAGCACGTAGTGCGTATAGTAAGTGGGCAATATAGTTTTCTTCATTTTTGCAAGGCACAACAATAGTAATTTTACTAGCAAGGTTCATTAAACACCTTCTCCTGAGATTAACTGCTGTACCAGCTTTGAATACTTGCTTCCATCTAAACCTTCGTTAATTTGCACATTAACTTGTTTTTGCGGTGCAGTACCTGCCCGGATTTTTTCCAGCTGAATTTCTTTGTCCATGAGATCCATGCTCATCTTGTGCGAAAGCGCTAAGAGTTCTGAAATGTCTTTTTGCGAGCCTGCTCCAGCTTCTTCTAATTCCTGAAACTTTTGTTTGATTAGTGCATCCATGGCTCGACGCATAAGAAAGCGGTTGTTATAGCCCGAGTCAAAAAATACCGAGTCTATGTAAGCTTTAACTTCACGTCGCTTTAGTAGTTCAGTTACAGTTTCTACATCCAGGTCTAGTTCGTGTGCGACCTTTCTAGGGTCGTTAAGTTGTAGATAGCAATTGGCCACTTCTAGTGCTTCTGGGGCTATCTTAATGACTTCAGCAGGTAGCATTTGTGTCATGGGTTGTCCTTTTTGGTTCTATTATATCAGTTTGGGTAGGCTGTGGCAAGTTGATTTTTTTGTGGTGGTTTTTGCGGTTGTGTTTTGTTGTGTGCAGTGGTTTACGCACCCAGATGGGTTTCCAAAAATTTCCCCTGATAGGCCGTGTGGGTGGGTCCAGTAGCGTGTGTGTAAC